CGCCTGTTGGTCCGGTCGGGCCAGTCGCTCCTGTCGGTCCCGTAACCGTAGATGCTGCACCTGTGGCGCCCGTCGGTCCCGTCACACCTGTGGCACCTGTCGGTCCGGTTACAGTTGATGCTGCTCCCGTAGGGCCCGTAGGACCGGTTATGGTTGAGGCTGCGCCCGTAGGACCTGTCGGTCCGGTTACGGTAGATGCTGCACCGGTGGGGCCAGTAGGGCCGGTATCACCCGTCGGACCTGTAAATCCTGTCGGGCCTGTAACGGTTGACGCTGCGCCCGTGGGTCCCGTGGGTCCCGTAAAGCCTGTAGGGCCTGTCGGACCAGTAGAACCCGTAGGACCTATCGGTCCAGTTGCGCCCGTAGGACCTGTCGGTCCCGTTACTGTAGAGGCAGCTCCTGTGGCACCCGTTGGTCCCGTAGGGCCTGCAGGGCCAGTAGGTCCCAAAGCTCCAGTCGGACCCGTTGATGTAGTTAAATACGGAAGTCCATTCCAGTTGGTAGTACCATCACCAATCTTAGCTTTGTTGGTATCATACTCATAACCAATTTCGCCGGCAAGCAAAATAGGATTGTTAGCAGTCCAGTTTGCAGCAGTGTCACGTCTTACTTGTACAACAACAGCCATTTAAAATCCCCTTGCATCGTAATCGAAATCTCTTCTTGTTTCAAACACATATTGAGATGTACCAAATGCCGTAGCAGCTGGAGTTAAAGACCCAGCCGTACCTGTGTTAGCATCAAAAGCACCTGCAGCAGTAGTAGTTGAAGTTAAAGCTGTACTATCTGCCTTAAGCAAATAGTGGAATTGAACACTTGATGAAGTGCCGCCATCAATCAAATCTTCTTGTTGGTGGTCTACCAATAGGTCAGACTGTTGCTTAGTAAGTTCTCTTTTAAGGGTGTTCATCATTCTAGACAGCAGCAAGTTGCTGTTGCCCTGAATGGTATTGTTACCCGGCGCACTCCAAACAGCTCTGATAACTACTCCTTATTCTTAATCTTTTGTTGTGTTATTTCAACTATCATAGCCTGAAGTTCGGCATCTGACAAATCTTTAACACTTGATTCAGTTTTAATATTAACAGTTTGAGCTTGCTGCAAAAAGCCAGTAGCCTTTAAATACAACTCGGCACTCTTAGTATCACCTGAGACACCCTTAATGTATAAGGCATCTAATAATGATTGAGTTCTTTCTGGCGATTCCGCTAGACCCTTGACCCCAATGGACCAACGCTCGATGAAATTTTTTTTCTTTTCCCATGTGCCCAAAGTATTAATATGGACTTCATGTTCTTCAGCCCAAGCCTTTTTGGTAGCTGGGGTTCTAGCATTTTCAGGTGTAAGCAGCCAGCTTAGGTATTCTTCTTGGGCATTGGTTAAGAAGAGTGCTTCGGTTCTTGACATGAAATCCTTATCCTTCGGGAAAAAAAGTGTTCTATATGTAAAGATATTCTGTTACATCATATAGATATCGGTGATATATCACAAGTATATCAGAAAAAGATTACAAAAAACTTGTTAATCCTGCTCTTGGTATGGTACTATATGGTTACTCGGGTTCTGCATAACAGGAAAACATGAATAACAAACAAATATTAAAGGTTGGTTATTCAAGGTAACTGTTACTAGTAACCACATTCAAGTAACCATTATAATCGAAGGAGATTAGAAATGCAAACATTTACAGGAACAATAGCCAAGGTGCCTACCGTTGGCGCAAAACAAATAACCTCAGCAATTAAAATAACAGAAGATAGTAAGCCAATACAGATAGTAGCTTTTAAGAACTATTGCCCAGTTCAAGTAACCACAGCATTAACCAGTATTAAAATTGGTGATAGCTTTTGCTTCATTGGCAGACAGAAGAAGAACCCTTCCACAGGTCAACAGGAAATTGTAGTAGAGAAGCTTGTAGAAACAAAGGATTTAAAATATGCCATTGACCCTAACCTTGATTTTATTATAGGTGGTCTGTCTTCCTTTAATAACAAGCCAATCAGCATATCAGAACCGCGCGAAGGATGTAAGCAATATTATACAGATGGTGATTTTTATTGGTATGAAGGTCATAAAGAGAAGTGCCCAACAAGTTTCTAATTTTTTTTTTATTATTGTTTTATTTGCTTAGGACAATATGAGGATGCTATACTGGTAGCCTCTTAGGAACGTCCTGAGAGACCTTAGAAGAGATTCTAGGGTTACATAATCAGTGATGATGAACTAAATAGTAACTTACTAGGTTGGGGACAACTTAGAGCTTTCGTGAGGAAAGGGCCAGGGATTAAGTTCTCTGGTCTTTTTCTTTTATTTAACAAGGAGATATTTGGCATGTTTGAATTAGAACCAGAACACAACTTGTGGGATGCTGAACACCCAGAGTGGTTTATATATGACGTAGAGTTGCTTAATGCTTGGTACTGGGAACAATGTGTAATAGAATTGGAAGGCTAGTACTTAAGCTTAACTAGGTACGGGGGTCTTGGGATTTTATAATAGTCCGTTTGTCCCTACATAGTACGGTACCCTTATGTAAATGGGTATACGGGGGGCCTGGGTGTAGGGGTGTGCCTGGGTGTATGTACATGGGTCTGGTAGCACACTGAGTATGATGAGGGTGCTTAGTGGTAGAGCTCATACATAAGAGAGGACCTAACCTGTTACTGGCCTAGTGGTGATATATCATAGGAATATTATCCTAGTCCTTGCACACCTTGACCATCCTGTGCTATACTATACGTGTCGGTGAGGGAATGACGCGGGGGGCTAGTTCTCTTGCCGGCATATAATACGAATATAATAGCTAAGCCATAATAAGACCCAGGATTGTACAGTATTCCTTCTGTATAGTCCTGGGTTTCTCCTTGTGTAGTAAGGGTTTTGTGGGGGAAAAGCTAAGAACTTGACACTGTCTAGTCCTCTATTCTTTAATTAAAGGATGCCCTATATGCAAAGCAGAGGTGTTCTATCTCTTATGCAGATACAAAGACCTGGATTTATCTTATATTATGATACTTGTATTGAACTTGTATACCTTGATTAAAGATAAGCACTTGAGCATTAGTCTCTCTATGAGTTCTTGTCTTATCACAATTATAATATTAAAAGATTGTTTGTTTTGCGGCGGCCAATCTTAATAAATCCAATGTAAATACAAAAGACCGAGACAACTGGAGTTCGTAGGGTCTGCAGTTGTCTCATTTTAAAACCTTACTCCCTACAAAAGGATATTATACTACTATGAAAACAGAACAAATTGAACAGATTGTTGCGGCGACCGACAATCTTATAGCACAATCAATCAGTGATGCAGTTGCTGAGCAGTTTAAGAAGCAAAATAAGGTTAAGCCTTCTATTAATACTAATATGATTATTGGTATTGTTATTGGTTTTATTTTAATTCTTGCTTTGTTTGCCGGCAATTCCAAACTAAACAATGTTGCTGATACTATCAAACAGGATAATGCTGGAACAGCTGCAGTAGTTACTGGAGCACTTACTGGCTTAGAAGGCACTATCGCAGCAGGTGATGCTGATATTATTGCTGGACTTGATGGTATTCAGACTGGTATTGGTGAGATTAAAGATTCAGTTGCTAAAATCCCGACCAAACCAGTAGTTATTACTAAGGCTCCTGTTACCACAAAACAACAGAAGTATAATAACTGTGTCAAATGGGTTGGGAATGCTAAACTCGATGCAGCAAACTCTAAAATCTATCTTGATGCTTGCTTGACTTGGATTAAGTAGTTTTAAACTTGTTAGTAGCATAGGTAATCGGCTTATGCTATTAACATTTTTTTTATAAGGCGTAGGTTAGTACTGCACCCAAAGGCAGGCGTTACTGTGAATGCTTTGGGGTTGGGTCGGTTGGCCCTTTTCCAGCCGAAGGCTGGTTCTAGTATAAATGCTTTCTAATGGTTCGGCGTCAACTTTTCTGAAAGTATTCTTAATTTGAATTATTGGTTTGTTTGTTGTCTTAGGTTTTTTTTTAAATGCTCTCTAATGGTTCGGCGTGAAAATGTTTAGAATGTATCCTAATTGTAAAATTAATATTAAAGTAATAAAATTGGATTTATTGTTCTTTGCGGCGGCCAATCACATTTAAAAGAATAGATTAGATTGTTACTTTCTGATATAATTGGTTACTATTACTTACAGGAGGATAATATGCCTAAAAAGAAGATTAAAGTTTGTGAGTCTTGCGGGAAACCAAAGGTAACTGAAGAGATGAACGCCTTTAAAGCAGTACAAGAAGTCATGCAGTATATTAGAATCAATGACAACAGTCCATACATGGTAGAAGAACTGCCACTCTACGAAGGGAAGATAGCATGAGTTTAAATGAAGTCGTTACATGGTTAGATTTATTTATTTTATTTAATACTTATTTGTTTGTTAGAATTATAGGGATGTTATTATCATGATTAATGAGATTGTATTTATGAGTGTTATGTTTGCGGCAATTGCAATAACTATTAAAGGTGTATGCGGGATTGCAGGGAAGTTAATTAAATGAACTATTTAAATTTAAATATACCTACGTTCCTTGCCTACCTTGACACAGGGTTCTTGTACAACGAGGAACCTAACCATAAGAATGATGCAGTGCCAGTTGAAGTATTTAATTTTACTTCTATACCACAACGCTGTGGTTTGTTTAGCGTCATGACTGAGTGGGGAACACAGCACGCAAGAGTGCCTATCCATTACCTACGCGCAACACCAGATGCTACAACAGCTTACCCATTGGACTGGTTGCAGCTTTGGGATAACATGTCATACTACGCAAGTGCCGGCATCTATGACTACCTGAAGAACAGAACAGCTATGATAATGTTAAAGGATAAGACCAGACACAAGGCTAAGTACATGTTTACTATTGACTGGTGCCTTGGACCACAATACCATGCAGGATATGGTGAGATGGCAGCAGGACACAAGTGTGCACACGTCTTTGAGGGTGAAGGTGGACAGTTCTTCATGCAGCCAAACAACAGAGTGCTGTGGTTAGATGGTGGTGCATGGATTAGTAAAGAGTTAACCAAGCCAGACTGGAAAGTCTTTGGCTTAGAGTTTAGCTGTGAATCTACTGGCTCACGTTGGGTATCAGAATCAGATGAAGAATTATATTTTTACGACTTTAAGGAAAAGCCATGAAAGTTGCAGTAGTCTCGATAGCTAAGAACGAAGAACAGTTTGTTAAACGATGGAAGGAATCTGCTCAAGATGCTGATGCATTATATATTCTTGATACTGGGAGCAGTGATAATACTGTTTCAATAGCTAAGGAGTTAGGAATCAATGTTCATGAAGCTGTTATTACACCTTGGCACTTTGCTAATGCTCGTAATCATCTTCTTGATTTATTGCCTGATGATGTAGATTGGATTATTAACTTAGACCTTGATGAAGTTTTGGTTGATGGTTGGCGCGCCGAACTGGAAAAGGTTCCTAACGATGGGTCAATCACTAGACCAAGATACAACTACACATGGTCGTGGAATCCAGATGGCACACCTGGACTTCAATACAATGGTGATAAGATTGTTCGTAGACATAGTCACCGCTGGAAGGGTGCCTGCCATGAGGTTAATATAACCCAACCAGGCTATGAAGAAAACCAAATCTTTTGTGGTGTTAAAATAGAACAGTATGCTGACAACAGTAAGCCACGCAGTTCATACCTACCTTTGCTAGCATTAGACGTTGAAGAGGACCCGCACAACGACCGTAACCGTCACTACTATGCTCGAGAGTTGTTCTTTCATGGGCAGATAGAGGAATCAATCAAGCATTTCAAGCATCATATCACCATGCCTGAAGCTAAATGGGATGCCGAACGCGCATGGTCAATGAGATACCTAGCTAAGATGATACCAGCTGAGCGTGAAGCATGGTTGCTTAGAGCATGTGCTGAGTATCCTCATGGTCGTGAGCCTTGGTTTGATTTGTGTCAATACTATTATGAGAAACAGAACTTTGCTGGTTCTTATTTTGCGGCCAACAAAGCATTAGATATTAAAGTAAAACAGGGATTATATCTTAATGAACCTGAACCATGGGGATGGAAACTACATGATGCGTTCGCTGTAGCAGCTTATAATCTTAATCAAGACTTTTATGCTTATGTGCATGGATGTATTGCTTTAGATTTAAATCCAACTGATGCTCGATTACAGAAGAACGTTGAGTTTTATACTGAGCGTGTTCCAGAACAATATAGAGCAAACTACAAAGAGATAGCAAAAACTATGGTGTCTCATGCACACTGAAGCAATGTTTCATATCTTTAAATCTTTCCACGATTGGAGAGATGGTAGAAGTCATTTAAGAGTATTAGATATTGGTTCACTTGATATCAATGGTAGTATGCGCCCCATCTTCTATCCCTTTGCCGAGAAGTACATTGGCATAGATACACAAGATGGACCAGGTGTAGACATTGTGACGGATGCCACAGAATATCTTAGTCCAGGCTATTTTGATGTCATCATATGTGCTGAGGTGTTTGAGCATACTCCTGATTGGAAAAAGATTATTAATAATTCTTATGTAAATTTAGTTGATGGCGGCATCTTTATCGCTACTATGGCAGGTGAGGGTAGATATCCACACTCGGCTATAGATGAGAACCCCATCAGAGAATGGGAACACTACTCAAACATAGGCTGGTGGGAACTAGAGCAAGCCTTGAAAGCCTTTAAAACAAAGGAAGTTAATGTACTTGGCACCGATACACGATGCTATGCAGTAAAATAATGTAAAGAAAATGCTATATAGATAGGAAGATAATGTATTATCAGAAATTAGAAGAAGTAGATAAAGAGCTAGAAGCAATAGAAGCTTGGCAACACGAGCAGTTAAAGAAGCTTTATGCTAAGACCGAAAAGAAAATAAAGAAAACAATGGCTAAGTTGGCCATCCATATACCCGAGGAGTTTAAAACAAAATGAAACAAGTAAAAGCAAGTCACGTAGATGCAGGTATCAAGGGATTGGCAGCTGGTGTAGTTAGCTATGCCGCTAACCAGTACGGTCTTAATGCAGAGTTAACAGCAGCAATTATTCCAGCAGTTGTTGTTGCCTTGTCTTGGGTATCAACCAAGGTAGGCGATAAGAACACAGCTTTGTTTGTAAAGTTTGCAACAGAAGCTCTAGCTAAAGCACCAGCCAAGAAGGCTGCCGCAAAGAAGAAGGCATGATGGATGATAAAGAAATAGCACTACGTTTGTTGCACTTAGTTGAAGAGAACTATGACATCGATGCTGTTGTTGTCGACTACAAGAAGGCTTTAACTGCATTGACTGGCAACGTTGAGATTAAACAAGAAAGAGTTACAGGCGGACGTAAGATTCCTATTCTCTCGAATGATGAAATTCAAATAAGATTAAATGAGAAATTGCGTTCAGCTTCTGCTGTAACAACGAGTTCAGTAACGTCGTTCTAATGTTAAAGAAGTTAATTAATATAACAGCCAGCCTGTCATTTACTTTGGCAGGTATGGTTGTTGTATTCATTACACTTAGTGGGGATACAAGAAGAATAGCTTTGATTTCTTCGGTGTCGGCATTACTAGTGCACTACACCTATGAAATTTTAAGGAGCGATAATGACTAAGAAGTATCAACCTTCACATGATATAGATACTAAAGCAGGACGAAGGATTAATTGGAAGCGCGACTTGGCTATTGGTCAAGAGCGGTGAAGACTTGTTTGAAGAGTTTATTAAATCATTAGATGATGCTGACTTTGAAATCAAGCGCGACATGTATCGTAACGGGCGCATGGTTGTAGAAGTAGAACAAAAGCCTAAAGATAAAGACTGGAAGCCATCAGGTTTAGCTGTAACTAAAGCTAAGTATTGGGTCTACATGTTCAGCGCAGATGCATACGCAGTGATTGAAGTTGCAAGACTAAAGAAATATTTAAAGATTAATAATAAGATTCCATTGAAAACATTTGCACCATACAGTGCTAACCCAACCAAGGGTTATTTGTTGATGGAAGAAGATGTAGTTAAACTCATGAGCTCAGAGCTCTAC